ATCAACAGCACCAGAAAAAGTTAATCCACTAACAGAATTATACTCACTTGCCACAGCTGTACTAATAGGCTTATTTGCATCGGAAGTATTATCAACATTACTCAAACCGACATCGGCTTTTACAAGAGATAAATCAGTCTTGAATTGCGCCGGTGTTCTACTGGTCCAGACACCCGCTTTTCTTTGCAGAATATTGTCGTTTGGCGGCGCTAGTGATGAAATGTCAGTAAGGTCAGAATCTAAAGTCTGACCATTAGCAGTAGTAAGAGCATCAACGCCATTAATACTCAAAGTTCCACCTTCATAAGTTAATGTCGAATCAGAACCAAATACATCACCTACTTGACCGAATGGAATTTGGAATTCTGGCAGGGTTACACTACCAACATCATCAAGCATCGCAATCGTTCCGCTTTTGTCAGGAATTGATATAGAATTTATACCTGTCGGACTTGTAAAAAAAACAGATGTTGATGTTGAACCACTTGTAATAAGTTGCAAACCATCCTTACTAAAATTAGCCGTAGTGTTTGCAACATTATCTACAAATTGCAATGAATTTTTATAAAGCCGCCCTAAATAATCACCATCACTTACATTTAATTGATTGTAATTCAAAGAAGCGTAATCACTTGAAGAAGCAGTTGTAATTGAAATACTTTTATTAATAGATGTGTTTCCAGCATCTAAAACTTCGTCTATAGTCGGCACAGATCCGCCACCAATAGAACTCTTTAATATCCAATGATATTCTTTTGTTAAGGAATCTTGAACTACTACCCTAGTAGCCGCGTTACTCTTTGTTGCTGAATTTACTACTAACTTATTAGCTTTTATTGTCTGCGATAAAACGCTCACCGAAAATGCAAAACATACTAATACAAAAATCTTTTTCATAGTTATTTAATTTGTTGGAAAATCATTAATTTCTTGACCTACTACTCTTTTTACTTCTACCTGTTCCGTAGAAACGTTATTGGAATGAATTTCTCCAGATGATGTTCTTGTTTCTTTTACGAACTGAAAACCACCGTTTTCTATTCTAATCACAAAATCCACATTCGGATTCTCAGTTTCAAACCTTACTTCTTTTACTTTTTCACACATTTTTTATACAATTTTTAAGTTAACGATACTTCAACTAATGGCGTGTAATTAGCTCTATCACTTGCAGTGCCGCCGTTGTACAATGCCGCATTCCAATAAGTAGTAGAATCTTTAAAACCTTCTACGATATCACCATCTTCCAATAAACTTCTATTTGTGTTTCCATCCCCTTTTGTTTTTAAACGAAGCTCCGTATTGCTAATAGGATGTAATGGAGTATAACTCCAAGCGGTTCCGTTGTGTTGACAAAGAATATTTTGAGTGCTATTTAAAATAAAGGCGTAAGCCCCGAAAACGCCTCTAGCCACGCCAGCGTCAAACGCTTCTTTACTAGCAAAAGCTCCGTACATTAAAGTATTTGGTGGATAAACAGGGTCAGTTGGTGCTCCGACCGTATCTTCCGAAACATCAACCTCAGTTACAAGGATTGTATTTATTGGAACGTTTGGTCGCAAAGCAAAATCGATATATTCCGAGCCAGCCACACGAACAATTGCGCCAGATGTATTTGCAACAAAAATATCTTTTCGCACTTTTCCTGTTGCTGTGTATGGTATTGTGATAACGGTAGCCGATGCAGTAAGATAATTGCTTCCGTTAATATTCCAACGTGCTCCCGATGGAATTGTCATTACGTTGGTTGCTAGAGTGATTTCCCCTATTTCAATAAGCCTGTTGTGTAGGCTGTTTTGAATTGCATTAATCAACTGCCACATATCCAACCTTTGTGACTCGCCATCTAATGAAACGTGAATTCTTGAGTTAATGTCAAGCTGGTCTTGAGCTGGAAGTTCATCAATCTTTTTAGCGTTGGCTTCAATCGAATTGAACTTGTTTGTCAAGCTATTAACAGTCGATATAAGTATTTGCGTGAGGTAGCTCATTTTTAATTCTTTATGACACAAATGTAAACTTTATTTTTATTTAGTCTAAATAAAAATAGATATTAAAGCGGAGTTTTTAAAAATTATCAATGAAACTATTTTGTAAGTTTGTGCTATGCTAGAGATTACGATTCTTTTCATTGTTTGCGTTGGTGGGTGCTGGTTGGTTTTCAAATCAATTGGCGAGGCTATTTTTGGAAAACCAAAAGAGAATGGAATTACGATAATTGATAAGTCAGTGCATTACCATGAGCATAAGTCAATCAATATTATTGATGACCAGACTAAGAAGAATGTTTATGAGATCAGTGAGAGAAAACAATAAAAAAAGCCGCTAATTAAAGCGGCATTTTCATTTACTGATATTTCAAGAAACCACTTTCGGTTGTTATCAGTCCAACAATTTCCTCGTTTGAACCGTTGTAAATATCCGAGCTGATTCCTAATGATTGACTATTGTAAACATTTCCGTTTTTCAACATCTTAGCCTTCACAACATAAAGGTTGGATTCTCCAAGTGGACCTTCTACATCAATATTATCGTTTTTCACATAACCAACATCATTGATAAAAATAGTCTCATGTGATAATGCAATGAGTAGTTTTCGCATGATCTCTTTTGTAACAGGCTCGAAAATAAATTCATCACCCTCATATACATCGGCATTGATTAATTTGATATTGCTGTCAGTCTTATAGTTTTCTTGGTCTTGCTCATTGATACCACCTACATTGGTGACTTCTGGTCTAATTTTATGACGAATGTTTGAGCTGTAAAACACATCGGTGTTATCCGAGTTCCAATACTTAATTTCAACGGTATCGGGTTGATTTACTTGAATGTTTATATATTCTGAAAGGTGTATTAATTCATCCCAAGTATCATGTTGTGAATTGATCCTTACACGAATATTTTCATTGATATAATCCACCATGTCAATTGTAAACTCATAAACCTCATAATTCTCAATATTGAAAATACAGCTCACAATTTTAATTGTCGGCTCACTCGGAGCTACTGCATCAATAACAAGCACATCGGCGTTAAGCACTTCATCGAAATAGATATCTTCAATTAAGTAATATCCACCATCAACAGAAAGATAGTTCCCGACTTTTCCCCAGATCGGAAGAGTACCATTGAGCGCATACTCTTCAATATCTTCATTAGTATCATAATCGTAAATGGTTCCCGATACAAAATACACAACGGTTTTTGTTCCAGATGCCGCCATAAAAGCTTGCCTTTTATCTTTTGCACCAATGTTTTGAGATATTTGAGTAAGCGGAACAAATACTTCTGAAGCATCTTCTTTAACTACAGAAACTGTGTTTGTCGTGTAATTTGACTTGAATTGCGTTGTGACTACATCGGCGCTATTGAATTGCTGAATAAATCTGTATGGCAACTTTACATCTTCCTCAAAACTAAGTGTGTTTTCATCATTCATATAGTTTGATGAATCCCCAAAGATGATTCTTTTAGCAAATCTCAAAGAGTTGCTTTTTGAAATATAGAAAAATGCATTGTATATTTCTTGATAAGGACCTACGGTGAAATCTACTGAAAATGAACATCCAAAAGAATCTCGGATGTAAACTTTGTAAGTTCCAGGTGATAATGCAGTGTAAATATTGCTTGACTGCCAACTGGTGCTATTTGTCAAAGAATATTCTAATTCAAGTACAGATGAATTCGTGTTTGAAATTGTCACCGTTGAGCCATTCGGGCCGTTGAGTATGCCAATATTAAAATTGGCTGAATTCAAAAGAATTGGCGTGTTTATGTATTGGCTAATGCTGTCACCATCTTCATTGGTGGCAGAGAATAAGAATTGCGTATTTCGCGGCCGCTCAAACTCAATTGGATTAGCTGTGTTTGGAACAATGCTTAGTGGTGTTAATACAGAATCGGCTTGTGTTGTAGTTAGAATTGAAACTTTGACCATTTCACAAGGATTGCTTGAAGCCTCTGAAAAAGTTACAGATTCAATTGCAAAAACTCCTGTTTCATTTTGAATTGTAAATTGGATGCTTGCATGAGAAGTTAATGCAGTAAAGGCAGCAACTCCGTATATTTCGCTGTTTTGAAATCTAATCTTAACCTCGTTTAAAGTTCTTGTTATTATAAAGCCGCCAGGTTGATCAATGATTAATGCCGCCATGAAATTTATAGCTGCTCTTTCTCCAGCAGTAGCAGTTGGAGTTCCAACGGTAACTTGATAATTTGCGGTTCTTGCGCTAACCCAATCCCAAAGTAGATTTGAATTCATTGCGGCTGCAAACGTACCGCCAGAATTCGTGTAGTTGAATCTTAATTGAGCACCCGCGGTTAAGTCTGCGGTAAATTTTATCTTAATTTCTGAAAATGTTGCCATGACTATATATTGTTATTAAATTTTAGTAATTTCCACTTACCTTCTTTGTTTGGCTTTACGCTGATTAACCAGCCTTTCTCGGTTTGATTATTCTCGTTGATAAATGAAATCAATCCGTAAAAATTGAACACTTTCTCACCATTAATAATTGTTGATCCTTGAAGTTTCTTATTGATTTCATAGTCAACAATGTGATCAAATTCCACGTACTCGGCTTGATACCTTGCTCTGTTTAATTCCGAACCAATGATGTTGCCGTTTTCCGCATACTCAACGCCAGTGCTAATTAGTTTAGTTTTCATAGCGCTGTTGCCTGTGGAATTAGAATAGCGTATGTAATTAGTTACATTTTTTGTAAGTCCAGCCATTACTTCCCACCCATGTTTTAGCAATAAATTAAAAGGGGAAATCCTTAAATTAGTTGCTGTTTCTGGAGAATAAATCCCAATTGGAGCCGTTTCAAAATCATCTTGCCAAACTCTTTCTTTAAATATTCCGCCAGAACCCACCTTTAAATCATTGATAAAAATATCTGAGTCATACTGCGTGTCGGTATCTTGATATTTGAAGAAAGGTTTTCTTCTACAAAATTCCTTTCCATAACTGTCTGCCCTGTAATTTGAAACTCTTGAAAATATATTCTTGACTTTAGTGATAATTGTTGTGTAGTTGTTTTTGCAATTATATTCATCAAGACCTTGAGCTTCATCATAAGAACCGCCTTTGTCATATCCAATTTCAATTCCAGAATAAATGTATTTTAAAGCCATTGAACGCTTTACATTTTTCACTTGATTTGGAAGTTCTATTGTAACATTTCTATTATAGAAGTACTCTTTATACTCAACTACTACCTTTTCAGAATAACCTGTGCTTTCAATACCCATAGCCAAATTCTCAACGGCTGAATAAGACTCCATGAAGTTTCTTATTGAGGTTGAAAGCGGCTTGAATAGATTTTTATTGTCATCTGTCGATAATGGAAGAGCATCAAATCCACGTACCCAAAATCCATGATTAATACCCATTAATGATGATGCACCGTTTTGAGTATATCCTAATTCTAATCTGCCCAAAGCTTTTGATTTAAGGATTCCTTTTTTACCGGTGTATATTTGAAGCAATCTTTCAAAAGCTTCAAATGGCAGATAGAATTTTGATCGCGTTGATTCAAATACGCTGTTTTCTTCAACATATAAGTTTGCAATTTGTTCTTTTATGGAAATACGAAAGACTCCGGTTAAAAACATTGGATTTGTTTCTGGTGAAGTATCAGCGAGTATATAAGTTAAAAATTCTACCGCCAAACTATCGCCTTCATTTAAAGATATTGGACCTTGATAATTTAAGTTGTGAGTGATTGGATTATTTACAAAACCTAGAACAGTATTGAAATCTTCTAAATCAACATCTAAAAGTGTAATTCTTTCCCTAATATTATAAGCATCACCATTTTCAAAAACCGTTATTGACACTCTAAATCTTGCTTCCTCAAGGTTGCTGTAAATTTGCCCTGTTTTAAAAGACAAATTAACAAGATTAAGATTCAACACTTTTGGACGGTCAGCTTGTAGAAAAAACATCATGCTTCCGCTTCCTGCAGTTGTTTCTCCAAAAGCTTGATTTGTAACAGCGGATGCTTCCTCGTGAGATTTGCTGATAAGATTTAAAGCAAGCGCCTCAGATTTGTTTTGAGAAAATGTAGTTCCAGGAGAATCTGGCGGATCTAAAAATGAAGGCGGTAAAACAACACCGACAAGAGTGATAAAAGATTCATTGTCCGGTGGATCAATATTTTTCCAAATTGATTTCAAAAAAATTCTTCTGCCATCATATTGAACTGTTTGAAATGACATAGGATCAATTACCTCACCATCCATTGTAGTTAACCTATCTAATTCGACTTGTTCGGATTCTCTAGCTTTAATTTGTTCTTGAAGTCCACCAGCGTTGAATTTTAAAGAAACACCTTTCTTTTCTTTGGTCCATGTAGATAAATCCAAATACCCGAAATACTCATTTTCCCAAATGTCCGTCTTTGGATGGCGAATATCTTTTGTAAGTCGGATATCGGTTTGAATACCGTAGAGTTCTTTTATTAGATTAACGAAATCGGCGGCTTCATCGACAAATACCAAAGAGTTTGAGAACTGCGCGACAATACCGTCGTAGTCCTCATTTCTTGTGTACTCTTTTTCATCTTCCTTCCAACCTGTCGGCTCGTTGATTAGTATTGATCCTAAAACATCGTGGAATAAAGTGTACCTTACTCTATCTAAGAATGATTGATTAATTTCTGACATCTTACTTCCAATTTATGTTTTTACTTGCCCAAATAGCGTGAGATATATCAATGTTTCCGCCGTGATTATGAATGATTGGTTTGCCTTTTTTGATGGCATCGGTGTTGCGTTTCATTTCTGCCAACAATTCAGGATCATATTTGTTATTTGTAATCCGTTCTTGATATTCTCTTGCAACACTTACTTGACGAGGAAAATCATTGACAACCGATTGGCGCAAATACTTCTTATAATCATCATACGATTTATGAACGATATCATCTTTTCCAAGATAAGTGAGCGTTGGTTTATTTGGTGTGAGAATTGGATTAGAACCATCACCGCTTGTAATTACTTCCGAGCGACCACCGTCACCTGTTACCGCCCATTCTGCTGGACCGCCTTTTCTACCATCTTTGTATTTTGGTATTGGCGTTGCGATTGCTGTGGCTAATTGAAGCGCTCCGATTGCGGCGGCGATGGCAACGCCCCAAAACGTTGGAGCTGTAGCGGCCGCGGCAGACATAACCGCTTGAGCTGTCTTTAATCCGATTTCAGCAATTGTAACGGCTTTATTATAAACCGCTTGTTTGTGTTGCTCAATACGTTTCTTTTTCTCAAGTTCCTGGCGTTTCTTTTCGGCTTCTCTTGTAAGAATATCTTTTTTACGTTGGTTATCACCCGCGTTTTCGATTTCTGCATTGTAGTACTCATCATTTTTTCGAATCTCATAATCGATGTTTGCGATTTTTCTTTCGAACAAAGCATTTACAAAACCAGAAATTGCAGAGGTTAAGTCTGAACTTATTTGCAATATTTGTTCAGCGGTGATTTTTTCGATATCAACTTTTTCCTCTGAATTCTTTTTGTAATTAGCAACTCCTACCTCACCGAGAGCAACTTCTGCGGCTGCGAGTTTGTCGCGAACGGCTTGAATCTGTTCTGCAGATAACTGTTCTTGCGCTGGTCTTTTGGCGTTTTCGTCTAGCTCTTTTTTAAGGGCAGCGATTGAAGTTTCAATAGCTTTCTTAGCATAGATATTTTTTATTTCAAGAATCCTTCTCTCATGTTCCTCGATTGCCGCTTCGCGTTCTTTTTGGTTTTGATTTTCAGCATTATTTAAAGCAAGAAACTTATCATTTTCGGCTTTGAGAGCCTGATTCATTTCGATGTTTGCTTTTTGATTGTCCGAGTCGATTTGTTTTTGAACTTTTGCAACCTCGCTATCGATTAAAGCTTGTTTGTCAGCCGCGCTTTTTTCTTCAAGATTTTTCTTATCTGCATAGAATTTTTCTAAGATTAGCTTTTCTTCATTTGTTAATGATTCCGTTGCAATCTTGCCAGCTAAAATAGATTTGATTCTTTCCTCGGCATCTTTTCTATAAATGGCAATTTTTTGTTTTGATAGGTTTTCTAAACCTTCTTTGTCGAGTGCATTTTTTAAAAGTTCATATTGTAAAGTTTCACCGCTTTTAGCCTCTTGCAGTTGCTGAATATCCAAAAGAGCATTTATTCGCTCTTCGTTGGTGCTTTTTTCTGAATCAATGATTTTTTGATTGTTATTGATTTCGTTTTGATAACGAAATTGACTTAATTGATATATAGAATCGTTTACTTTTTTTGCATTTTTCAAACCATTTTCTTGTTTGTCTTTTTCGGCTTTGGCTGTTGAGAATATTTGCTCGCGCTCTTTTTGCAGATTTGCTATTTTTGATTGAATAGCACGACCTTCTTTTCCTGTTTTGTCGGAAAGTCCTTTTACAAGTTCCTCTTGCGCTTTTATTTCGTCATCAATTACTTGAATTGTTCTTGCTGAATTAGCGACTTTAGCATTTGTACTTTCCTCTGAAACTTTCACCGCTTCTCTTTCAGCTTCAGTAAGTCCTTGTAAATCTTTTAACCTTCCTTTTGATAGTATTGCTTCGATTTTTAAAAGAGATAATTCCTTTTCCTTTTCAGCTACAAATTCAGTCGTAATACTTCCTTGACCTTCAACTTCTTTATAATTTTTAAGGCTGTTTGTTTTATCCTTTATCGATTCAGATAAGTCTTTTTGAAGTTGGATTTCAGCACTAATAGCTTTCTTTTTATCAATTTCAAGCACTTTGGCATTTTCTCTATTGTATTCTTCCAATAGTTTTTTGTTGAGCTTTAAAGCCTCTCCGTATTTGTTTACAGCAGTAACTGCGCCCGGAACTACTTTAGCCAATTCGCTAACAATTCTTTGCATTTCCTTCTGTTCTTCGGCGGTCAATTTCGTTTCTCCACCAAGTTTTTTAGCTTTGTCTTGAAGTTGAGAATAACGTTCTGTAAGCACCTTTGTAGAGGTTGCCGTCTTAGTTAATTGATCTCTGTTTTTCAAGAAACTTTCAGATGATTCTTTTGTTCTTGAAACAGTATCTTGAATTGATTCATTGAATTTATCTAAAGCATAAATTGCAGCAGCTAGGGCAGTTATAATTAAAGCAATTGCGTTGGCTTTTAATGCTGTATTAAATCTTTGCCATGCTGTAGTAGCTACTGTTGTTGCCGATGCGTTGGCTAATTGAAAAACTACGCCTCTACTTGTAACGATATTATTTGCTGTTTGAGAAACGGTAACTTGAGCTGTGCTTATCGATAAAAGTCTTTGCTGAAGGTTTGCAATGGCAATCGCCGACTTGTAAGCAATCCAAGCAGATACTGCGAAACCAATTACGTTTATTATTGTAGATAAATTACCCGATAAAAATCTAATTCCACCCGATAATGCCGAACTTGCTCCGCTGGCTTGATTAGTGTCTAAAACGTAATCTTCCCAAGCAGAAGAAAGTATTTTAAGTTCAGAATCCAACGACTTCAATTGCTTATCAGTTAATGATTTCAGCGCACCTTCTGAATTCTCATAAGCCAAAGTACTTTCATTTATTTTATCGGTGTTATTGGCTAAAATAAGCCCAATTTTACCCGCTTCTGCTCCAAATATATTTGATGCTAGAGCAAGAACTTCTAACTGAGAACTTCCGTCCTGTTGAGCTACATTTATTTTATTTAAGGCGTCTTCTAAAGTAAGACCTTGACTTGCTAATCTTGCAAAAGCAGTTGATGTTAATCGTCCAGCACTTTCAGCTTTTATACCGTTGTCGGCTAAGGTTCCAATAATTGCCGCCGTTTTTTCAATTGGAATTCCAAGTGCTCTTGCTGCTGGAGCTAGGTAGGAAAATGAATCTCTAAGACCTTGAAAATCTAAAGCTGAACGGTTCGCGCTTTCTGCTAAAATATCAGTAACACGACCTGCTTCTGCAGCTCCTTCGCCGTATGCATTCAAAATTGATTTTACAAGTGTTGCGCTATCTTCTGCGCTGGCTTGTAAAGCGACTGACAAATTATTTACAGGCTCTAAAAGTTTTTCAGCTTCTTCGGTTGTAGATCCTAGTTTGATTAATTCTGTGGCTAGCTTTGCTACATCGGTAGCTCCATTAATACTAGACTTTGCAACCTCTCTAATTTTAGATTCAAGAGGTGCAATTTGGTCACGTGATTTTCCAGAAATAGCCGCTAAGTTTACGATCTCTTTTTCAAAATCTCTGACTGTTTTGAAAGCATCTTTAATTACCGATACAAATAGCTGCACTCCTGTAACAACTCCAAAGGCTTCAATTAGCTTTTTGATTCCATCATAAGCCGCTTGCGGATAATTACCAACGTTTCGATTAAATTGACCTACTGCAGCATCGGCAGCTCTAACTCGCGTGTTTAATTGGTCAAATTCTTTTTGGGCTTTTGAAACTCTATTATTGTATTGCTCTAAAGATTCAGAAGCAAGTCGACCTGTTGCAATAATGTCTTTTAACTTACTTCCAGATATCGCAACTTGCGCCGCCAACTTCTTGTAAGAACTTTCTAATGCTCCATTCGCAATTGCTTGACGCTTAATTTCAAGGTTAGATTCTGCAAGCAAAGCTTTTTCTTTGATTAGAGCTTTATTCGTTCCTTCAGTTGCTAATTCATTCTTTCTTTTAGTGGAAATCAATTGATTTTCCAACTGTATTTGCTCTTTCCAAACAACCGTTGATTGAGTAGCAAGGTCATTGGTTTGCTTGAGATTTAAAATGTACTCTTTATCATTTGCCGAAGCGCGCAACTTCTTGTTTGCTTCTGAAAGTGCAATGATAGAATCAACAAACTCTTTGTTTTTGTCAAGTGCTGGTTGCAGCATCTTTGAATATTCCTCACCCCATTTAAGGGCTTCATCTTCTATAATATCTCTTCTTGTAATTGCATTGCTCATGATAAACTATTTTTTTCTTGATGATGATTCAATAGATTTTATTTTGATTTTTGCTTGTGCTTCGTAACCATGGAAAGCCTCAACTGAACAAGTATTGAAATCAAATCCAACTCCTAGAATGGCAGAATAACACGCCATGACTTCTATAATGCCTGAATCCGATTCATTGCCTTCTGGAATCTTTGGAAGCTGTTTTGCAAGTATTTTTATTTTCGTAAGAATGGCATCCGATTCGCGTTCTGCTCTGTCTAAATCTTCTTTGTAAGTAGTTTTGTCGAATTTGTAGCCTTCAGATTGCAACAGCGCGATAAGGTCATCGTTTCTGTCAAAATTGAGTGCTTCACACGCTGACTTAATAATCGTCCATCTATTGTCTTGATAATCGATTTCTTTTTTGAGATTGAAGATTTTTGTTTTCTCGAATCTATTAAATCGGTTGGTGAATTCCTCTTCTAGCCGTTCCCAAATCACTTCCAATTCACTTACAGGTGTATTTTCATCTGACAATAGAGATAAATTACCTGTATTGTAGATGTCAATTTGAATGACTTTTGGGAGTGTTCTTAGTTTATCGTAAATCATAATGCAATCATTTTTCTACTGTGAGCAATAACAAATGGTTTTATTCTATCTTCAATTACTTTTTGCAAGTCTTGATCAGTAAGTCCAAACAAATCTTTTGAAAGCCAATTATCTGAATCAAGAATCAGTGGAACCTTATTATCAGTTGAACCAAACACAATCATTTCCTTTTCAATTCTAGCGTACATTTTATCGAGTAAACTGCCCGTGTCTTTTGCATCGAATGGTTCGCCTTTCTTTTTCCTTCCTTTGGTGATTACTTCTGTGGCGTAGGAATAGAATCCAATGGCATCACCGTACACATCTTTTGACTTTTCATTTAATTGCTTTCTGTTTAAGTCGACCATTTCGCTTTCAATCGAGCGTATAAATTCAAACATTGCCTGCGACAATGCAGATGAATCTATTTTTTTTACCAGTGTGGCGTGCTCTTCAATTGATGGCATTTGTGGTTGGCTTTAAGCAAAAGAGGAGCACCATTCGACACTTTTGCCGCGGTCCTCCTCTTCCAATAAATTTAATTCTCTATTTTTTTTCCTTCGCTTTAGTAGCTTCGGTTGGCTTACCTGTTGCAATTTCAAAAGCCTTTTTAAGCTCTTTCAATCGCACCTTTTCTTCCATTTCATCGAAAACCCAAACGCCTTCCATTTCCTTTTGAAACTGCTCAAACGTTCTTGGGTAGTTAGGCTCGAATGAAATCCCTTTGTACTGCCCTCTGACCATGGTCTTATGCAATTCCTGTTACAGACAACCCGCCAGTACTTTCGTAAGTAGCTTCCGTTTTCTCAACTACACCGTCAAGGTCAATGACGTTTGTATTTGCAAATCCTGTACCTGTCAAAGTGTAAACTCCGTTGGCATCGGCAGCAACAAATGTTCGCGTAACAGCAGCGCCTAAAGCGGTTTTCAAGGTGATATCACCATCTGCAAGAGCAGTAACAGCATCACCACCCGCCACAACATTCGCTTTGAATTTCAATTGCGTAGATGATGCGCTAACTAGCGATAAAGAAACATTCAAGATTCCGTTGATGTCAGTTGCTGGTGACCAAGTTGGCTCCAATACAGCACCGTTGTCTTCCAATTCGTTGTGGTCTGTGTAAATCAACTGAATCGGAGTGTACGCTGGTTTGTCTACCATTGGATCAACACGTTTTCCAACTCTAACAGTAACCGATTGTCCTTTGATTTTAACCCCATCAAGGCTAACAGCTTTGATTTCGTTGTTGTCAGTGAACTCATACACACGCATTTTCTTGTCATTGTATGACTTGATTGCGTTATGAGAGTGTAAATCCAAGAAGCATTTGAAACTTCTGATTTTCTCTCCTGTTTTGGTAAGGTAACGGCTGTTACCTTCGAAGAATGTATCTTCGGTGTCGCTCACTTCCAACTCTTCAATTTGGTAAGAAGGAATGATTTTCTTTTCAGCAATTTGGGTGTTCCAAGTCGCTAAAGTTTTGGCGGCTGCTACAGTGGCAAACTCTTGCTCCAGTGTAGCAAGGGAATGTCTAGTTGTAACACCTTCTAGCTTTTGAGCTAAAGCACCTGTATTCTTGCTTGATTCGCCTTCGGCAGAATATTCTAAGATAATACTCATGATATTTTTGTATTAAGGGTTGATTTTTATAAATAGTAATTCATTAATCCGTTGAATGAAAAAACAATCTTTGGAGCCGTGTCGTTTAACTTGATACCCGATGTATCGAAACCTTTCAAAACAACGTCAACACCTCTTTCAAATTCAATTTCATTTTTTGAGGAAAAACAATTTACTTTCTTAATGATCTTGTAACAGTATTCTTGTATTTCTGAATCAGCAAAATAATCTTTGCCAGGATAAATGTTTTTCAAATCTAACATGAAAACAATCTTCACGTTTGCAGTGAATAGATTGGCGTTTTTTGATTTCGCTTTTTCTTCTACAATAAAGAAAACGTTTCCATTTTTAGCCAATTTGTCATCATAGTACACTTCTTTCTTTTTCGGGAAATCGTAATATACTTCTGGAACAAACGTCTTTAGATCCTTCGACAATGTTTTTTGAACACGTCCGTAAAAGTCAATGTTGTCAATTCCTAGATGGCTGCTAAGAGCATCCTGTGCTAGTTTTATTTTGAAATCAATTCCTTTTGTTGGATATGTGTTATAGTTTGCCATTGCTTACCAATTAGGTCCTTTTTGCACCGTGGCACGAATTGGAAACAATTTGTTTTTTGCGTCCTTTATCGCATTACCAAAATCTTGTAGAAGTCCAGCGGCCACCAAGTGACCTGAATCATTTTTGAAACCGTTTATTTCTAGTTTGAGATTAGCAGCTGATAGTTTGACGTTTCTCTCTGCAAGGTTACTCTCCTTACTACTAAGCATCATTTCTAAGATCATGATTGCACATTTCACTCCTACAGCTCGGTCAAACAATCCAATGTTTTGCTCGATAACTGTATCGTAATCTGTTGCAGCATCATAACCTTTGCTTGCATCAAGAATCATTGGCAAAACCAACAAAACAGCCGCAGTTCGATATCCTTGTAAAATATCATTGAATTTTTCATTTGCACCGGATCCTTCTAAATCGGGAATTGCTGCATAGATATTATCAACAGTTACAAGTGCATGAAATGAACTAAAGAAAAGTCCAGAAGTACCAACAGAGTTGGCTTCATCTATCTCAATAGTGAAGCCGTCCTCGTTGGATGTTCCAAAGCCTATTCTTTGGGCAAGTGTCGCTTTTATTTCTTCAGAATACATCTGTTGTTATTATGCTACGGTTGCTGTGATTGTTACAGTGTCAGAAGCTGTTGTTCCTTCGCTGTCGGTAGCCGTCAACTTGAATACATAAGTTCCTGTTACAAGTCCAGTCGCGTTGGTATCAACCGCAGTTGCATCAGCGAACGCAGATCCAGAAGGTCCAGATACTTTAGTCCACAATGTAGAAGCGATTGTTTTACCAGTTGCAGCCGTTACGGTTCCGTTAAGAGCTTTGGTTGATGTGTTTGCGGTATCATCTGCTCCAGCACTAACTGCTGGAATAGCTAAAATATCTCGCAATGCATCTTCTTTAGCCTCGCTAAGAGCATTAACCAAAGTGATTAATTCAACATCAGTCATACCAGAAGTTGCAGCTGGTTTAGATTTAACTTTTGAGTTGTTTAACGCTAAAATCAAATTAGAACGCAATACAGATGAATCTTCGTAGATTGTGATTGTATCGTTTCCTTCTGTTTGACCTGTTGTAGCTTGAGCCTCTTCGCAGTTCAAAATGTAGATTGAATCCACATTATTGATAACCGGAAGCACCAATGCTTGAGATGAAGTGAACTCTTTAATAGGATCGTTTGTTGAATATTTCGATACCAAAATGAAGTCATCTACCTTTTGGTAGTCAACAGATTTTGAAGGGAAAGTTTCTTCAGCTAAACGGCCATAGGTTAAAGTTCCTACCATCATGTCAGTTAAGAACACAACAGCATTTTCAGTCCATGGGTTGATTGATTTTCTCTTACCATCTTTCTCAACCTGAATAGGTCTGTCAACAACAGTAATCGCAACACCATAATTGGCTTGAAGGAATTCATTTGCTCTTTCTACAGATGGAACCGTAGGAACATTTGAACCTGTGAACCCTAATGAGAAAGCAAACTCTTGTTTAACTTGAGCGTTTTTCTTGAATTTGTTCCAAGTGGCCATATCCATAAGGATGTATCGAATAACATCACCATGCATTCTAGCTTCGCTTGTAACTCTTGCAATGTCATCAATTGGAGTTGCATTTGCATCTGACCAAATAATACTTGCACCAAACTTGTTTTCGTCTGGGTGACCGAAGTCAACGCGAATACCTGTACCTGGTGAATCATCATCAGTCATTAAAATAACTCCAGATGACACTGCTTGATGAAACATATATTCCAATCGCTCCCAAATACCAGCAATGGCTTTGTTTGAATCTTGGAACAGTTTACGAATTACCTCTGAATCTTGACCGCCTGTAGCAAGCAAAATATTAAGTTCATTCATTGTTGTTTCGTTCAAGTAAAGTTTCATTCCCAATTTTGGAATATCGCCATCGGCCTTACGTAAAGAATCTCTCTTTTTAAGAGGTAGGCTTGAATCCATTGCAACAATATCAGCTGTCACAACATTACCATTTACAGACAAAGAACCCCACTTCAAAGTTGGCGAGAATTCTTTTCTTAACATACTACGGTGAAAATAAGGAAGTGGATTTTTGTCTCCATTCAATTTTTCAACTACTTTTTGGGTGAAAGTCTTAAAGATTTTATCTACCCACTGAGGAAATAATGATTTTAACATCGTTTAAATTTTTTAGTCTTGGGTGAATAAAATTTTCGACAGTGCGGTTTTCGCTCCTGAAGGATAAGCTGGCAAATCATAATTGATTGCTGCTTGTTCGTTGACATCACCAGCAAGCATTACCGAAGCAAATGGCTTTTTAGCGAGAACTGTGGCGATAAGAATACCTTTGTAGGTATGCAATGAAGGTAGGGCATCGTATGCTCCAGAAGTAATGCCAAGAGGCTTTAACTTTCTAGTAGCAGTTTCTTCGATGATCACTCTACCAGCTTTTAACACTTCTTCTGTAACTCCTGTTACATCAAGTGTTTTACCAGCGGGAACGTCGTGGTCGACTTTCTTGATTACAACACTATCCATTGTAGTGTCATATTCTGTGATGGCATTGTTCAAATTTGCGGTTGTATCCGACATAATTTTACTTTTTTTTGGTTAGTACTTTTCTTTTTTCTTGATTGTCCTAATCCTACATTTGATCGACAATAGATTCAATCTCTTTGTCGTTGACTGTACTTGAAGGATTTCCAGCGCCAGCGGCGCCACCATAAACACCTTCATCTGCTTTACCCTGAACCATCTTTGAAAAAACCGTTTCCAAGCCTGTAATTTGCTCTTCAAAAGGAGTTTCCGAATCTAGTTCTACGTTTTTAAGCATGAATTTCTTTGTCTCGTCATCCAAACCTTTAAACACTTCCGATTTTTCAAGCAATGCTTGAGCCTCTTGGAGTTTGGTTTGTTTAACTGTTCCAGATTTGATGTTGTCGAGGTCAGATTTCAATGTGCCGATAGTCTTAGCCAAACCTTTCAAGAGTTTATCTGTCTTGGTGTCGGTTGGATCATCATCATCGTCATCATCATCGTCATCATTTTTTTTGCCTTTTGCTTTTGCTGCCGCTTCTTCAGCTTTCTTTTTGTCAGCTTCAAGAGTGCGAGTTTTATCGTCCTCTTTTGCTACTGCTTCAAAATCAATTACTTCATTGTAATCGTTAATGATTGCGTCGATTGCCGTGTCGTCTGCATCGTCTGCTGGCTTTGGTGCAAGTTTAGCCGCGTAAGCGTCTAGCCTTTTAGTTGATAAGTTAGCCTTAGGGAATAACGCCTTAAGTCTTGCCTTGATTTTTTCTACTGAAACTGCCATAGGTATTTATAGTTTTAAAGTTGACACAAATATATTATTTTTATTTAGACTAATTAAAAATAATGTTTTATTAAATAAAAAAAACCACTCATTACAAGTGGCTTACCGGGATGGTAACTGTTAATTCATCGTGTCGGTGTTGTAATTATCTTTAAACAGCAAATCAGCAATAGGTTTGAGTTCTTTTGCGTGCTTTCGACCTAATTCTTTTGCTAGATTTTCAAGGTGCTCTAAAGCAAAGTGAATTTGCGAAAGCGGATACTTTTTCAGATTAGATCTAATTTCCTTCCAGCAATTTGAAAGAACGTCAATTTCATCAGTTGCGTCGGCATCGATAAGTATTTCGGAAATGGTTCTCATATTATTTGAATAGTGATGAAATGCCAACTACAAAAAACCAAATTAAAAACAAGATTGCAGTGCCTATCCAAATTGCACAACCCCATTCACCTAGATTTTTATCTCTAGCCTTTATTTTTGCTTGCGCTTCGTAATCGATTCTTTCTTTTTCTTGGGCAGTTAGTAATGAATCACTTTTTTTATTCGATGGTGCTGGTTCAGCATCTGTTGCCATACAACTGCCATTTCGATAATAAACAGCAAGCACTCCTTGTTTGTTTTTCTTAATTTCTTCGACTTCAAAAGTATATGGTTCGCATTCGTAGTCGACTATTAAATCGCCTACCTTAAAGTGTTTTGCTTTCATTGTTGCTTATTATTGAAATGTTATATGCTAAAGCAATGGAGTGACAACATCGGATTTGTTGAAACATAGACTTATAAAATAAGCGTGCCTTAATGCTTCTGATTTTTCAACAGTATCTTGTATTTCATTACCTGTAACTAAATATGGTATTCTGGCAATTTTATATTTTGCGCCTAATTCAGTTCCAATTATATTCCAAGCATTGTTGGTTTTTGAATGCACAACTTTTGTTTTAATTTTTGGATCTTCCATCAGTAAACTATTTTTTCAGTTGATTTAAAACGTATTATTTGAAAACCAACGAACCCAAAAAGGAAGGCAGTTTCTTAATTGTGATCTGTAGCTGTTGAATAAATTGTTGACATACCAAAAATCATCTTTATCCAAAAGCCGAATCAAATAAAATTCATATTGCGAAACCCACTCACCCAAAGTATTATCGACATATACTTCTTTGTGATAATTGATGAAGTGAATTATTGGAACGTTGGCATCGAAATAAACAACCATTGCAATTTGACTGTGATTGTTTTTTACTGCTTCATGGACCGTGTTATTATGGCATCTGAAATTAAACCTACATTCGCCAGCTACAGGAAAAATGCGATTGTGCTCACTGACAATTTTATTTAGAATGATTGCGTCGGCTTTGCGGTTTAAGAAATTCATGCTAAATCTACTTTTATATGTCCTCTAGCAATAGCCAAATTAATCCTATTAACAACAAAATCTCTTTGGTTTTTCGACAAAGGAGACTTCTTTTCTTGAATCAACCTGTACTGCTGAATCAAAATCTCATAACCAAGCATAACTTCTTTTGCTTTGGCTTTTCTTTCTTGATTTCGCTTTTTTCGGTCTGCGAAGTATTTTTTTATTGATGCTATCATTATACAGTTGTTGTTGGTTCAACCTTATTTTCTTCATCAATCAACTTCAATTCATCTTCAACATTGTCAACAACATCAAGCATTTTGATTGCTGATTTTCTGCTTAACATTTTTGAATCGACAGCAGTTGATAATGTGTCAACCGTTTCTTTTAAATCCGATGGTAATATTGAATTGAATTGAATATCGAAATACAGATTTTTACTTTTAACTGCCAATGATGTGTTGGTTGTTTGAGTGATTCCAGATTGAATGATATTGATGCAACGCTCAACAAAAGTTCTTGTTTCAGCTCGTTTGAGTTCGGCTTTGATTTCAATGTCCAGGAACATCAACTTAACCGTTTTTTCAGCAACGTTTCCGATTGACTTCAATTTTTCAAGTGAAAGATTTGGAACAGATGAACCGCTTGAAATCATTTCTTCAAGTTTGTCGAGTTCTAGTTTGTTTGCATCTGGCGCGGTTGTAGATTCTAAGAATCGAACACTTCCTTTTATTTCTTTACCATCGTCATCAAACTCAATTGGAATATTGAAATGCTTTCCGCTTTCTTCTTTAGTTGGAAGATTCTTAACTATTCCTTCAGTAACTAAGATTGGATGGCCAGAGTAGTCATTTGCATCACCGAGTTTTGACATTGCAAGCTCATATCTATCAATTGCAGTTTTAACCGTGTACCATTCAGGTTCCAACTGTGTATCATAAGCAACAGGAATTCTATCAAAACCATGCGGCAACTTCGTTCCTTTTAATTTTCCTGTGGAGTTGTCTAACTGATAAACGAAATCTTTATCCCAAATTTGAACATTTGCAACAGTTTTTCCATTGATCGTAGTTTCATATTCCCAAAGGAAAGCAAGCATATCGCCAGACGCATCAAAGTAAGGTGTCATGGTTCCTTTTGTGTTATCCAATACTTTGGCTTTTATTTCCTTTTTTTGTGCTGCAAAACCAAAAAAAGCAATAACCTTGTTGATTAATGAATTTGGAGAAGTGTTATTGATGTAAAATTGAATTGCACATTGCGTTTCAGATAACTTCAAAACAGTCGCTTCGAGTAACTTTGAATCAATACGGTTCACGCGCCAAACTTGTTTAAGCAACTTTGAAAGGTCGTTTTCTTCAGATGGCAACAAAATGATTGGTTTTCCGATTACAAAAGCAGCAACAGTGGTTACAATCTTTTGAGCATAGTTGCTGTAGATTTTTACCATGTTTGAAAGTTTTCCACCTTCAATGGATTTACTTAATTGCACTTTTTCGATTTGTCCTTCTCGTTGATTTCTTTCAAAATCTCGGTATTCTTTGATATACGATTGAATTTTTGAAGGCTCCTTTTGTTGCTTTTTTAATTCAACAATCGCTTTTTCTGGATCAGTCTTTAGTAAATTTAAAATTTCTTCCATGATGTAGGTTTATTAGTAATTTAATGATTTGCTTTCTTCTTCGGTCATGCCGTATGATTTGCGTTTCTTTTTCTTCAAACAGTTATTTACTCCAATTACAAGGCAGTCAATCAAACCATCTTGAGTAGTATTTGGAAATGTTCTTATCTGGTCTAAAAAAGCATCATTCCAACTTCCTCGAATAATTTTCACTTGCTTTGTTTCACAAATAGGTGAGATATCTTGCGCCCTAGATACTTTATCTTTAAATGGTGGCGTATCTTCTTTGATGTTCAATTCGCCACTTCTTTTGATTGTTTGAACAAGGGATTTACCACTCGCTTTTGGTTCCACATATACAATTGAATCTTCTGAATAACCATGCAAATGAGCGAATGAACTTGTGTATTTCACTAGCTCTGGGAACTCCTTATAAACACCTTCCGCATAGCGAACAATCATTTCGTTGTTATACTTCCCAAATTGTAAAAACCCGCTTTCATCATTTTTTAGATCTTCTGAGTATGCTGAATCAATTGCAGTATTCCAAACAATACTTGAATATTCTGACTTCCAATCAATCACATCAAACCATTCTACTTTTAAAATTCCACCATCACTAGGAGCTGATTTCTGGCCATACTGATTTGCATAACCATAACTACCTAAATCAATCTTCGCTTCGGCTAAAACAGATTTCGACATTCTCTTTGGATCAAGAAGGCCATCAATATAATTTGCTTTGAGTTCAACCGGAAAGACATTATCTGAAAGTTCTGCAGGTAAACAAATATGTTTTATGCTTTCACTTTTCTTTGAAAGTAAATACCCGGTAACATCATCTTCATGCAGTCGTTGCATTACAGTAATGGTTGGCGTGTTCTCTTTGTCAACCTTTCTTGATGAAAGCGTTTTAGTGTGCTCGTTGGCGCTTTTACGGTCCGCTTCCGATGTTGCTTGTGTTGGATTTAATGGATCATCATTAATAATTACGTGAGCGTGCTTTCCTGTAATGGTTCCGCCTGTTGATGTAGTGTAACGAGCACCGCCATTTACATTTTCATAATTCTGTTTTGCGGACTTATCGGCTCGAAGTTTTGTTTCTGGGAACAACTCTTTGAATTTATCGCTTGTGATGATATCCCGAGATTTAATTGCGTGCTCGGTGGATAGGTCGCTCGAATATGAGTTGGTAATAACGCGAATGGTATCATCTTGTGTCCAAAGCCAAACAGGGTACATGACCGTTACAATTGTAGATTTGGTTGTACCTGGTGGAATGTTGATGATAATATCATAAGGCTTTGGAAGTCTATTGATGATAAACGGCGAAATATACTGCAGCTCGTCGCACAAATACTTGATGTGCCAATTGTAAACAGGAGTTTCTTTTATGATAACGCTCCAAAACAATCGAACAAAGTCAAAGAAGGATTCCTTCGACCTTTCCTTTTGAATAGCATTTATTGCGACACCATCAATCATTTTGTTTAATTTTCAAGGTCATGTCAAATAATGCTTTTTTCTCTTCGTCGGATAGTGTGGATAAGTCGTAGGTTTTGGGCGCTTTCTGCTCATTGTCTTTTTCATATCCGCCCAAATGCTTCATCAACTTTTCAACTGCATTAAGTTTATCAAACACTTTTAACTTTTTCGTCTGCCCGATGATTATAGTCTCTCCGCCTTCATACGCTTTAATTTCATCGCTATCTAACTGCGAAATCATAAGCCTTGCTTTCTTTGGAATGTCGTGTATGTTTTTGAGCTTTCCGTTTTCGTCGTACAATTCTCCGATGTCAAAACGAAGCATATCGGAAAGAGTAGAAACGATTTCGCCAATGGTGGTTTTGTTATCTTCTTCGATTTGCTTTCTCAAATAACTGATTCTTGTTGTAATCTTGTTGTCATTGAATAATTCAAAAGCATTTCTGTTAACCGTCTCTGGCTTCATCCTAGAAGTGTTGTAAGCTCCACGATAAGCCTCGCTTTTATCACCATGCAAAATAAATGCTTGGCAAAATGCTTCTTGTTTTATCGTTAGTGGTCTGGTCATTACTTCAAAAAATAATTGATTAAAAACATTCCTGTTACTGCTCCACTTCCAGCACCTAAAGCATAAATTATTTTGCTTCTTAAATCAGATAAGGCGATTTTAGATACGTTAAATGCCCAAAGCAAACTAATAGCGAATGAGCATACGAAAACACCTAAAAATAATTGCTTTGATATTAGCAGCGTATTGATTGCTACTAATCCAATTTGCAAAAATGATTGAAAGAATATTTCCATTTTATCACTCATTACGATTTACCCTCTCTTTTCCAAAACATAAAACCAAACCACTCAACCGCCTTTTTGCTTTTAGCTGTGAAATCAACTTTGATTTTCTCTATTCTATTATCGATGTCAATGACGGTTCCGAAATACTTTTCCTTTTCAATTACGACAGAAACTCGGTCGTTTATTTCAAATCCAGAATTATTGAAGAGTTCCATTTGTTTGATTTATTTTTTTGTCTCCACCGTCGGAGCAACTAAGACTCAACCATTGATTTTACTGACAATTGCAAAATTTGAATATTTGAGTTTATTTGCTCTTCATTTGATCCGTGAAGTAATAAATAATGTTGAATTGCTTTTAGTTTTTCAAGTTCGATGTGATTTTGTATTTCTTTATCGAATTGAAGTGGTGCTTTAGACTCATTTGAGTCATTGCCTATTGATTCCGCAGCATCCAAAACAGCATATCCAATTAATTCAGGATTTGTTGTTTGCTCACCGTTAATGAATACTTTGCCGTTTTGAATTTCAATCATAAAAAATTATTAGTTGCAAGGGCGGGATTCGAACCCGCGACCTTCGGATTATGAGTCCGACGAGCTGACCAACTGCTCTACCTTACGATGTTTGCCGTCTTTCCGAGCTGTCAACAATTGCACCTGTGAGCGTCCTCTAGCGTGTTTGATTTGTCGTGGGAGCAGATAGATTCGAACTACCCACCCATGCGGGTTATCAGATTTACAGTCTGACGCTTGACCAACTCGGCATTACTCCCGTTTCAATGGTTAAACCACTGATTACAAAAATACTGTTTTTATTTAGACTAAATTAATATAGAATGAATTTTTTAAAAAAGCCACTCACTAAGAATGGCTTTGGTCGTGGTATTTGATGGGTGCTATATTTTAACCTTAAAAGCGCTTACCTCTGAAAACGATTTCCAACCTTGTTCAGTAAAATACGTATTATAAACTTCGCCTCTAGGAATAATTGCTTTCCAATTTTCATCACAAAACAGTCGATAATGCCAAACATCATTTGATTTACCTTCTTTGCTATACGGCGGTTCAACCCAAAGGAGTTTTTTGTTACTTCCGAAAAGACCTTCGAGAATTTTGTTCAACTTATTTTCATTCTTTCCGCCTGGAAAAGAAACCGACAAATGCCAGCATCTTTCATAGTCAGGATTTTTCCACCATCCACCAGAATGATAACCTGATTCTCTCATAAAGATAACCGTGCATTCGTATTTTTCAATCCACCATCTGCAAGACATGAAGTATTCATCTATATCGTCGCCTTGCCAAAGTCCATTTCTACCCGTAGAAATCAATCGTTGAAAAATATCTTTGTCTGCGGTAAATAAATCGATGTTTTTCATAGTCGTATCTGATTAATTGGTGAATTGATTTTACTAATCAATGAATCTGAAATATGCGTGTACATCATCGTAGTTTTGACATTGTTGTGGCCAGCGAGCTTCTGAATGAGATTTATGTCGATACCTTTTTCCACCATGTGCGTGAAGCAATTATGCCGCATAAGATGTGTGTAAACCCTTTTATTGATTCCAGCCTTGGTAGCGAGTTGCTTCATTACTTGACCAACAGAAGTGGCGGAATACTGATTGGTAAATTGACCGCTTAAAATATAAGTTTTGGTTTGGTAACATTTCCAATACTTTTCGAGTAATGGAATCATCACTTCTGGAAGCATAACCTGGCGATCCTTTTTTCCTTTTCCGGCAATGATATTTACAATCATTCTACTTCTGTCAATGTTGGACCATTGCAGATTAATCAATTCTGAAACTCTAAGTCCGCAAGAATATAGCAAAGCGAGAATTACTTTGTGCTTAAGGTTGTCGCATACATCAAACATTCTTTGCACTTCATCTTGAGATAATACAATTGGCAATTTCTTGTCTGCTTTTGGATATGGTATTTTCTGAATCTTTGATGGCATTCCGACAGTATGCTTGTAAAATGAATTTAGCGCACAAAGTCGGTGCTTAATGCTATTTACGGTTTTACCTTCCAATAGCCAAAGTTTTATTTTCTCATTTGAAATTGCTTTAGGCTCCACTTCATCTTTGAAGTGATTTAAAAAACACCAAATTTGACTTTTGTAATTTTTACGTGTCGCTTCAGATTGATATAAAAGTTGAATATCAATCGAATACTTTTCTGACCACTTTCGAATTTCCATAGGCTTATATATTGATTTTATTGGTTGTTTGATTAGTTTTAATACATATAGTAGTTATAGGCAATAGGGCAGACGTTCTTCGTTTCAACATTTGTGGAAGAAAAAAAAGAAAAAATGCCCCACGCTTCTTTTGTTTTTTCAAAACAATTTGGTTTGAGAGTATTCTCGTTCAAGTCGTTCATTTAATAGTTTATAAAATTGTTCGTTCATTTCGCTTCCTATGTAGTTCCGTTTTTCAGTTATACAGGCGTGTGCAGTCGTTCCGCTTCCCATATATCCATCAAACACTATTTCGCCTTCCTGCGTGTATGTTTGTATCATATAACGCATTAAATCAATCGGCTTTTCAGTTGGGTGTATTCTATCGCTTCTCATTCCTGCACCCGAAAAATCAATAATGCTTTCAGGGTAGTATTCATCATTAAATGTTATTTCACTTCCTGCACCATTAAAAGTTCCGTGCTTATCAGTTATTCCACCTTTTGCCCTATAAACACCTTTTCGCTTTATCGGATTATATCTGCAAGTCCCTTTTCCAAATACAACCACATCTTCGTGTATTTTCAATGGTTGCCTTTTTGCAAGTATTCCATTTCCTGCAAGTTTCTTATTCCACACCCAGCAATATTTAAACAGTTTTTCGTTGCTTAAAATCAGTTTGCTTGTAAATGGTTGGCTTGCAGTCATTATTACCATTCCATCAGGCTTTAATATCCTTTCCCATTCTTTCCACATTACTTCAAAATCAGGTATAATATCCCATTCATTGCCAGTTGTTCCGTATGGTGGGTCTTGCAAAATTAAATCTACTGTTCCGCTTTCAATTCGGCTCATAGTAATTAAGCAGTCCTCATTAAAAATTGTATTTAAAATTCCCTCGCTCATTTTTTCTTTTTTTTCTTTAGTGCTTCGATTAAACATTCTGCTAAAAATCCCTACTGCCTATAACAGCGGTTTTGTGCTATTTGCCCCATCAACATTTGTGGTAACTTGAAACTTTGTGCAAGGGGCAAACAGACACAAAGCCGCAAAACGTTGTGTGCAATACTACTGAACCGCATCAAACAAGCTGACAGTCTTAACTGCCCTCATAACTCGTTTTTTTGCATCCTTCATATTTAAAACCATTTGTTTAAAGTAGCTATCTTTTAACTC